ATGATATGTCCCATTATGAGGCTTCTGTAAAAGAACAACCTCAACTCATAATCTATAAAATAAGAGATGGCTTTGTGTTTTCTTCTGAATATACTCTTAAAGAGTTAGAAAATATGCAAAGTTTTGTTAGAAATACTGTTATTTATAGTTATGTTATAGATCCTGATGGTTACTTGATTATGACACTTGGAACAAATCCTAGTGGTCATATGAATACTCTTACTGATAATCAAATTTGGAATATTATTTCTCATTTGTACCAATTAGCTAGAGTGTCCTCTACAGAAGAAGAATTAATTTTTAAGTCAGAAAGTCATAAGTTATGTCTTTTTGGTGATGACTCTGTAGTTCCACATCATCCTGATTTTGAAACCCTTAAATTTAATTTTGCTGCTTTAGGCTTGGAGGTTACTCCTGAAATGCCTACTTGTGATATTATGGGTATTAAATTTCTTAATCAAGGTGTTATTAAAGTGAAAGATACTTTTTATCCTTCTTTTAATTACGAAAAAATCCGTGCAAATATATTATATGTGTGGAAATCAAGAAGTTGGAGGTTGACTTTCGTTAAGTGTTGTGCTTATAGAATTATGTCTTACTTTTCCAATAAACATTGGGCTGAATCCAATATTTGGTGTCAATATATACTTGATCATCATGATCAAGATATGAAAAATGAGAAACGGATGGATCTTACTATTACTTATGTTAGTGCTATAAGCCAATATTTGACTATAGATCATATTCGTTTTTTGTGGACAGGAAATGAAAATTATGGTTTTATAAAGAAGATTCCGGATGAATTCTTATTAAAAAATTTAATGTTATATTAAATCGCAGCATTAAATTAAGACTCCTTATATTAGGCGTCTTCCTTTCTTTCCTTTTGTTTATGTGTAATAATTTTGTTATTTGGTTGCGTGTTCCAGGTAATTTGCATTTGTTTGTTACTTTATTATCTGTTTTTTGCACTTTTGTTATTTTAGCTTTAACTTCGTTATTGCATATCAACTCTGCTACAACTTCTCAATTAGAAACTGTATCTCATAATATTATTTCTAATATATCTTCTTCTTTAAATGAATCGCGTTACTCGAGCTGAAAGACTCCTGGAGAAACTCGTCAATAATGACTTGTTAACAGAACCAGGTAAGAATTTTCTTATTGCAAGTGTTGATCCGTTTCATGATAACCCTGTTGATTTCAGTGGTATTCCTGATGGTCAGTCTTCACAGAACATCACTCAAACTATTAAACAAACAATTAATATACCTACACCTACTGGTATTACTACTGGTAACTGGGATTGTTATATTGTTATGAACCCTTGGGTTAATAATGTAGTTTTGAAATCAGAATATAATTCGAATGGTTCTTCAACTATGTTGGTTCCTACGAATTTTCTTTCTCAAGGTTCATCTGAAGTTCCTGCTATTATGCCGGGTATTATGTTTATGTGTGGTCCTTCTATGGATTTTAATAATGGCACAACTAACACTGGTATGCTTTCTTTTGAACGATGTGCTGTTGGTGCTTATGGTTCCACTTATACTTTTGGTGGACTTTCTTTAGATCCGGCCTTTCGTGTAGATAAGCGTAGAATTTGTTCAGTAGGTTTTGAAGTTTACAATACTACAGCTCAACTCTATAAAGGAGGTAGCGTAGTAGTCTGGAGATCTCCCGTTCCAGACGTTGAATCATCTCAATCAGCTTTGATAAATGTTTTTAATCCTAATTATAATAGTACAACCTCATTATATACTTATGTTAATACAGAAGTTATTCAATATGAAGGTCCTCCTTCTTCCGTTGCTAATGCTATTTTGTTACCAAATTCTAAGCAATGGGATGCAGAGAAAGGTTGTTATGTTGTTCAAGCTATGCACGGAGATGCTGAACGTAATCCCATCGCTAGAGATTGGGTGCAACCTTTAATCACTACTACAAATTACTCTGGTAATCCCGGAGCACAATTGATTGGTGGTGCTATTATTGAATATACTGTTAATACTGTAAATGTTCCCGTCTATAATGATGTAGAATGGTCACATGGTGATCAAGGTGGTGCTTATTTTACAGGTTTGGCTGCTGGTTCTCAATTGACTTTGAATTACAATATTATTGTCGAAAGATTTCCTGGTTTGGATGATATTAATTTATCCGTCCTTTCCAAGCCTTCCCCTATGCAAGATGATAATGCTTTAGAATTATATTCACGCATAGTTAGAGATTTACCTGTAGGAGTACCTGTTGACCAG